CTGAAATACCTGCCTGATCGCGCTCACTTTGGCGTGTTCGACCACGGCGAATATCAATTTGAAGAACATCAGTTATTGTTGTTGAAGTCCAAGTTCCGCTTTTAAGAAATTGAATTGCAAGTGAGGGCGTAGTTACTCCATCAAATGCGCTCATAATATGTCAAACGCTCCGACAGTTCCAAAGCTACGGCGTGTGGTGCGCTCAATGCCGTTAACAATGCTTGTAACAAGGTTTTCATTGCTGATAACAGACCCAGCATTGTTAACAATTACAGTTGTACCGCCTCTTGTGCCATAAGTTTTACCACCGCCGCCAATTGCAATCGAAGCTGAACCCGAAAGTGCTTTTTGGCGTGCTGCCAGTTCCTTTTGTGCGTTTTCTGTTGCAATATCAAACACTGTTTTTGTGTTCTTTTTAACGGCGTTTGTATTCTTGTTAAGGGCATCAAAAAATGCTTTTAAGGCATCGGTGCCACCAATTGAAGGTGTTGAGGTAGCACCAAATTTACCGCTGATTAAATCAGTTGGTGATGGTGACATTGGGGATGTGCCAAATGCGCCTACCGAATTTTTTAATCTGTTGGCTTTTGATCCAGGAATCAATCCAGCAAGGTATGTGCCAATGTTGCCACCGACACTACCAGCGGCAAGGGCTGCTGCACCTGTTGCAAATATCCCACCCTTTGCTGCTCCCTTTGTCATAGCACCAACAAGACCAGTGCTACCCACAAGATTTAAGCCTGCAAATGCTTTTGTAAGGCCGACAATTGCAGTAGTGAAAGCAATAACTTTTGAAGTTGCCCACATTGTTGTAAGAAGAATTGCAAGTGTCTTAATCGTACTCATATTATTTGATGCCCAGTCAGTAAATGAAATGGCAACTGCAAGCATCTTAATAAAGAAATCTGTAGCAGTCTGAAATGACTTTGCTAACTTGTCTTTATTGGCTGAAATCCACACCTCAAGTTGAGGCAAAATCTTAGTTGAAACGATATTTACAAAGCGTTCCATAACTGGCAAAAGTGCATAACCAAGTGTTTCAAGAATTTCACCGTAGGCAATTTTTAAGCCCATCAAACGATACTCAAGGGTTTGTGCGCGTTTTTCAGCAGCACCACCTGTAATAGTATTGACTTTATTCAGGATTTTTTCATAATCTTTTGTTGCTAAGGTTGCAGAATCTAAACCTGGTACAAGTTTTGCAAGCGCTCTAAATTGTCCTCTTGTGCCTGCAATAATTGCGTTTGTTGTAGTGAGTAAATCAGCACCTGATGATGCACTTACATCTAAGGCGGTTTGCATTAAATCTTGTGCTGCAGCAGTTGAACCAGTGGCTGCGGTTAGTCGCGCCATAGCTGGGCGCAAATCGTCATCTACAACTGAAAATTGCTTTTGAAGCCGAGTTATGTAGGTTTCTACCCCTGCAATTGCTTCATCAGTAGCACCTGTTGTATTGCGCAAAGTATTGGCAAGAAGCACTTGGGATTTCTGATCCGCCATTGCTGCCTGAACTGAGTCTTTGCCTAATTTAAGTGCAAATGCCGCTGATGCTACCCCTGCTATTCCAAATGCACGCTTGGCATTTCGAGCAAAATTATCAAAACTTTTGCTAAGTGTGGCAACATCTTTTTGAGCAGCCTTTGAACCTTTGTTGGAATACTGGGTGAGTATGCGGGCTACAATTGCGCCTGTTGCCATTTGTTATGCTCGCTCTCTGTTCAAATGTCTTTGCAAATCTGCCTTTGCTTGTTCCAAAGCACGATTTACATTTGCTTCAATTCTTGCTCTATCTTTATCAACTACGCGCCATACTACACGCGAAGCCTTACCAAATCTGTTGCCAAGAGTACGCAGGAATTGCCCACTTGAAGATTGGGCAGTTACTCGGTTTGTACCTGATGCAACACGACCTGCAACTTCAAAAATTGCACCCGCTGCAGACTTGTTAAGTAAGGCACCAGCACTGGTTGTGTAATCGCCTTTGCGAACCTTGCCTTCGGCTTTTGTCTTTGTGATCTTGCTTTTAACTTCGCCAGCGTTCCATCCTGGCCAACCAGCGCCACCGCGAGTGCGACCTTTGGCAGCATCTGCCTTACGCCAGCCACTCATCGGTGGTTCATCAGGAATAATTGCTTTGGCATCACGCTGAGCGCTGGCAAGTTCAGTATTGATAACTTTGTTGAAACGCTTTACTGCATCCTTATCAAATTCTTTTAAGTCTGCAAGTGTTTCTTTAATCCCAGTTAAAACAATTACATCATCAGCCATTGGCCTTAGCTCGTTCCTTTAAGTAAATTGTCATTGCTTCAAAGATACCTTCGGGAGCATCTAATAAATCAATTGGGCTAATTCCTGTCTCAACCGCAACTGCCGCTATTGTGTAAGTTAAGCTGTTGCGGTGGATTCGAAAGAACTATCAGCATCCAATTCGGCACTGATAATTGAATCTAGGTATTCAGGGCCAAATAATTTAACAGGTGTTCCGCCATTATTTTGAGCATCTACTTGCTGGCATTTCCAAGCAAGCCAATAGATGTGTTCAATTTTCTGTTGTTCTCCAAGTAACTTGGGCATACCTGCGCCAAAGTTTTGTTCAAAAGCAACAATAATGCGTGGCGTTAGTTTGTATGACTTTTCAACACCATCATTTGTTTTTACTTTTACTGCTAATCCATCCATCTTTTCCCCCTTAGTAGATTATAGAATTGCTTTTGCAATTGGGCCTGAGATCGGCCAAGTTGCTGAAACGGTTGCTAACTCTCCCACGCTACCTGAAACTGATTGCCATTCTGAAACAAGCGCGTTAAAGGTGTATTTTGGATTGCTTGCGCTAACTGTTGTGTTAACTGGACGAATTTCCATTGCTACAACCAAGCCAACAGTTCCATTTGTTGTGGTAGTTCCGTTAATTAGTTCTTCAAGTGCATTATCTGCAAAATCTTGATTGAACTCAAGTGTAATTGAGTTATCAGCAAGACCAGCAACGCGTGTACGAGCTGCACCTGTAGTTGAAATACCTGTGGTATCAATAACATCATAACTTGTTGCGAGACTTACTGAAGTCACATATTGGCTAATGTCATTGCTTGCAAATACAACATAAGCATTTGTTAATACTAAGCGTGCCATCTATTAAACCGCCTTTGTAATTACGCCTGAGATTGGCCAAGTTGCAGAAATTGTTGCTAACTCACCAACGGCACCTGAAAGTGCTTGCCATTCTGAAACAACCGCAGAAAATGTGTAACTTGGGTTGCTTGCACGTTGTGTCAACCACATCTTCGCTCGTTGAAAGTGACACGCTCGTAATAAACTCGCTGAGATTGATGCCGTTAATTACAACTGAAGCATCTGTTAGGACTATACGGGCCATTATTTTGTTTCCTCTACTGTTGCTGGTTTAGTTGTTACTGTTTTCTTGAGATGTTCACCTGCAACTAGGGCATCTGCGTTCAGTCCTAGTTCAAGCAATTCTTTATCGGTGATTGATTCACCCTTTTTCTTCGCCTCAAAATTATCTGAGGCAACTGTGTAGCTCATTTTTCTCCTTATCCCCAAACGGTTAGGCGGTAACGGTATGAAAGAAACTCAATATCGCCAGCAGCGTAAGTACCCGCTTCGGCTGATGTGACACGCAAAGTGTTGCAAGCCCCACCAAGAGTTAAATCAGATTCAATTGCTGCCTTGATTGAGTAAGCCCCGCTACCTGCAAGGTACTTATCAAGATCATTTTGGCCAGTACGCTCTGTAAAACGCTGAACCAAAACAATTACATCAAGGTTTGCCTGGTCTAAACCACGGGCATTGTTCAAATCAAAGGTGAAATCCAATTGACCAACGACTGCAGCGGGTGCAACTGGCACGCTTGGGATCAGGTCATAGACACGCATACCCTTAATCGCCTCTAGGTTGGCTTTTAAGCCCTCTCGGACCTGACTTGGTAACATTACTTAGCCAACCCGTTATTTCGGCGCAATGGGCGCAATAACGCCTCTACATCGGCATCTAATTTGGCAGCCAAGCGCACTGTTCCAATGTCTGTTGATCCTGCAATGCCAAATGGTGACTGGCGGCGCAGGAATAGGCGGGAAGCCTGAATTTGTGCCGCGCTATTGACTTCAGCGGGTACGGCTGACCATCCAAAGACACCCTTAACCCGTACTGATTGTGGCAAGTTCCACGGGAAAACATAAGCACCAACGGCCAAAATTCTGCTCATTGGCCAACCGCGTGAAGGATTGTTGACTGGTTCAAACATTGAATCGTCAATTGTCCAAACGGTGTCATAAGTGCGGTTGAAATTATCATCTGTTGCAATTTCACTGATGCTCACAAAGTCATCAGTTGGCAAAATCCAGTAATCGGTTGGTGTGTAGTAACGAGTGGCAGGAACCAAAGGTGTGCCATCCTTGTAAAAGAAACGGCCTGTGTAGTCGTCAATCATTCGGCTAGCAGTAGCAATAGCCACTTCGATTGCAGCGTTGTCCATTGAATCTTCAATGTTAAGCGCTGACTTTACATCATTGAGTGTGCAATAGCCGTTAGTGATCGCCACGCGTTGTTCTCGTTTCTACTTTGGGAAGCATTGCGCGTTCCAGTTGTGGAACGGCGGTAGCGGTTTCCTTTGATTTTACCTTGCCAATCCATTCACCGTTGATAGGTCCATCCCAAAACCAACACCAATCTTTGCCCTGGTGTGGGTCGGCATCTGCCTGCATTGCTTCCAAAACGCTACGGTGTATTAGCAAACACCCAGTTCCTGCTGCATCTACTTGAAACAATGAATCTTTATCGTATTTATTTAATGGCAAGAAACCTTCAGGGGCATCTTGAAAAATTGTTGGTACAGGTTGTGGATATGGATAACCTGTTTCAAAACTGGCAAATACTAAACCTGCAATTATTGGGCGCTCTGTGTCGTGAGCTGCCTCAATTAACTTATCAAAAGATTCAATAGGCAACTGTTCATCTGAATCCATCATTAAAAGCCAATCAGATTTGGTTTCTAAAAATTGCTTAACCAACCGATTGCGTTGCTTTGATAAAAGCCCTGAACCCTTGATGCGAATAAATGGGCCAAGTCGTGATGATCGTGATTGTGCCAACTGAATCAAACTAAATGCAAACCCGCCGTTGACATTGCCTGGGTCACAACTACCGATTGAAACTTTATGTGCTGACTTCATAGACTCCCCCGAATCATTTAAGAAGTAAGAGGCGGGCCAGTCGGGGGAGAAAGACCCGCCTCTTACAATTTTTAACTTTCGATTAGAAAGTTGGTGCTACTAAACCAGTTCCGCTGATGATTGAAGCGGCCTTTGGATAGCGCTCTGCTGAGAAGGCACCGAAGCCGTACACAACAGACTTGATTGTGAGTGATGAAGCACCAGTTGCATCAAATGACAATGCGAATGGTGAACCTGGTTGCTCCCATAGGTGCATTTCAGGTGCTGCTACGCAGTAAATTTCATCTTGGTTTGTTGCTGCGCCGTATGTTGTTCCAACATTTGCATCAGCAATGATTGGCAAGCCAAGCATTTGATAACCTGAGTTACCGTATCCTGCTGCGCCTGCGCCTACACCTGCTGCGTTCATTGGACCGTTAGCAGTTGGAACTACTAGTGGACGGCCTGATGTATCAACTGCTGCTAGCAAGAAAGCTAGGCGGCGTGGGTGCATAATCCAGTGAGTTGGTGTCTCAAAGACATTTGACTGAATCTGCTGAATTGCATCAGCCAACTTTGGATATAGAAGTGCAACTGTTGGTGTTGTTGCAGTAAATGTTACTGCGTTTCCACCTGAGTTACGGATACCCTTGAACTGTCCGTTGTTGCCT